CTTGAAGACTATGAATAGACTGCATTCGTTACATTTCTAGTTTCAAAAGCAGGAGGACAATATGAGAATTCTATTTCAAGGCGATTCCATAACGGATTGCCTGCGCAGCAGCTATGACAGCGGCGCTTTTGTGGGCAGCGGCTATCCCTGCCTGATCCAGGCGGATCTGTGCCTGAACCGCACGGATATTGAGGTGCTGAACTGCGGCATCAGCGGAAACCGCGTGACGAATCTGCTTACCCGCTGGAAAAAGGACTGCATCAATCTGCGTCCGGACGTTATTTCGATCCTGATCGGAGTCAACGACGTCTGGCACGAGCAGTCCCATCAGGATGGCGTGGATGCAGAGCTGTTCGAGGAGACGTATCGGGTGCTGCTGCGATACACAAAAAGGATGCTTCACGAAACGAAGCTCATTCTGCTCGGTGCGTATCTGACGCATGGAACAGCGACAGATGGTACACAATGGGATAGATTCTATAAGGAGGTCGCGCTTCGCAATGCCATCACGCGCCGCCTTGCAGCCGAATTCGGATCAGAATTTTTAGACCTCCAGAAGATCTTCGATGAAGCGTGTGAAATGTTTCCGCCGGAACACTGGACGCAAGACGGTGTTCACCCCACGGCTGCGGGCCACCGGCTCATTGCAAATGCGTGGGAGAAAAAGATGCAGCCGACGCTAATGACTGCCGAAAAATAAGATGGAATTTTAGAATAAACAGAAATATCAAACGTAGAGATGCCCATATGAATTACGCAAATAAAGCACAATCATGACGTGGAAACGATACCCCAAAGCCGAAGAAGTCGCATTCTACCTTCGTCTCGGACAGAATATTTATCAACTGCGTAAATCAAGAAAAATATCGCAGGAAGAACTTGCTTGGCGGGCAGATTGCAGCCAGAAGTATATATCGAATATTGAGCTGGGGAAGGCCAGAGCAAGCGCAGTCCTTTGTGCCAGAATCGCAGCAGCGCTCCATTGTTCCATAGATGCGCTTTTTGCAGATATACTTTCCAGAGAGCAAACTGAGGCTCTCATTGTTACTGCCTCTGAACGTGCTCTGATGCACGAAGTCTTACGGGCTGTAGAAGAATATCGGCATCGTGAGAAATAGCAGCAGCCACCGTGTGCCTATTGGCAAGCGCAAAAACTGCGCCGCAGTAAACAAAGAATAAGGATTTTCGATGTGTGCAGAACCGGATAAAAATATTCCGATCTTCCGAAAAAATCAGTAGACTTTGTGCCTGTTCTGTGGTAGTTGTTTGTGCTACCAAACGAAGGAGGCACAGACATGGCAAAGAAACGGGCAAATGGCGAGGGCAACATCCGAAAGCGCAAGGATGGACGCTGGGAAGGGCGCTACACTGCCGGATATGACGAAAAGACCGGCAAGCGGCTGATTAAGAACGTCCTTGGCAAGACACAGGCAGAAGTAAAAGAGAAGCTGGCAAAGGCGGTCGCGGAAGCGGAAACTGTCGATGTGCGTCGGGCAGACGAGTACACCCTCGGCACATGGCTGCAAACGTGGTATGAGCTATACGCAAAGCCACACCTGCGATTCTCGACTGCCGAATACTACCGGCGCGGCATCGAACTGCACATCACGCCGCGCATCGGGGATATTCCGCTGAAAAAGCTGACAGGGCGCGATCTGCAATGGCTCTACAAAGACCTACAGGAACACGGGCGGCTCCGCGAAGCGCAGAAGAACAAGCAATCTGGTCTCAGCGACTCGACGATTCGCGGCATCCACACGATGCTGCACAACGCACTCGACCGAGCGGTTAAAGAACGACTGATCGTGCGCAATCCGGCAGACGACTGCGTTCCGCCGAAAATTCAAAAGCACGAAATGAAGATCCTGCCGCCAGAGCAGATTAAGTCCTATTTGACAGCCGCCGACCAGCGTGGCGTCCTGCCCATGTTCTATCTGGAACTCATCAGCGGCTTACGCAAGGGCGAGCTGGTCGCGCTCCAATGGTCAGACTTGGACATCGAAAACAAAACGATTTCCGTCAGCAAGCAGGCCGGACGCAACAATGCGGGCGAACCCGACATCACACGTCCGAAAACGGAAAACTCGATCAGAAAAATCTCCATCCCGCAGGATGCCGTTGATCTGCTGGTCGCAGAACACCAGAAACATCCCAGCAATCCTTGGATGTTCCCATCCCCAAAAACAGGCGAGATGTACCATCCGGATTCGGTGGTCAACATCCACAAGAAGATTTTGAAGGACGCAGGGCTGGAGCATCTGAGATTTCACGACTTACGTCACACATTCGCAACCTTGGCGCTACAAAACGGCGTGGACGTAAAAACAGTATCCAGTATGCTCGGTCATTTCGACGCAGGTTTCACGCTGAGAACCTACACCCACGTCACGCGCCAGATGCAGGAAAGTGCCGCCGAAAAGATGGGCAATTTCATGGCACAAGTCATGTGAAAAAAGCAAAGAAAAACCAAAGAGCGGCGGAGAGAATGACACGACCATCCTCTCCGCCGCTCTTTGGACATTTCGCCGTGTGGGTCGCGGTGTGGGTCAAGCCAGTTCCCGTGGATTTTCGCGAAGCACTTTTCCTAAAATAACACAGACATTTTTAGGGGAAATCCTGCCGCATAAATGCTCAAAAACGCTGATTTCTTGCAAAAACAGAAAAGCAAAAATAGTTGCAAAAACGCCTGATATTCAGAGAATATCAGGCGTTTTGGTGGGGGAAGGTGGATTCGAACCACCGAAGTCATTGACAGCAGATTTACAGTCTGTCCCCTTTGGCCACTCGGGAATTCCCCCATATTCAAGATGCTGTGTTGCGGTAAAATGGAGCTGGTAGACGGATTCGAACCCCCGACCTGCTGATTACAAAGATGCGTTTGTACGTCTATCACGCACATTTTGTTCCCGTTTTGCCTGATACGTCTAATCTCAGAATCTCATTCAGAGCAATAAACCCGTACAGTATCAGGGCGCTTTTCGCCCGTTGGCGTCAGGGTTGGCGTCAAACGGACTTCCAACTTGTAGAAAAGTCCGCGTGTCGTGGACACCATGTTTTCCTTGCTTGCTAAAAAGCACGCTTATTTCCAGTCGCATTATACTGCTTGTTGTGTCATAAATCAACTCAAAATTTCGCTATGACGCTTGTTTCTCGGTAAGTGAAAACAAGCGCAGATTTTCCTTTTTTCAAGAAACAAGACGAATAGGCGGTTACAAAAAAAGTCTGTATTCCGTGTCGAAAAAACAAGGGCTATACAATTATGGCTATATTTCTTATAAACTATAAAACATTGATTTATCTGGTGCGACCGTATATAATAATATCAGCTTAAATTCGTGGGTATTCGATAAAGAACGAATTAAAAAGGTTTGATCTTCTAGTTGCAAAAGAGGTGAAACTATTGAATTATTCTCCTTTACGCTATCCAGGCGGAAAAAGTAAAATTGCACCGCTTATCCGACTTATCATCGGAAAAACTGGACGTCCCGAAATTACATATATTGAACCATAAATATTTCTACTCTGCAACGCTCTGAAGCACCCAAATACTGAACATTTCAGCCCTTTGAAGTTCGGTGAAATCGGGGTTATTAGTAACATAGTAGAAACACGGAAAAAAGGCCCTTCCAGCTTGAACCGGAAGGGCCTTTGTCATGGTTAGGTTTTGGCGGCGTAGTCAAGGGAAATCCAACCAGCGCCGCTTTTCAGCTTGCCCCATTTGGTGGCACCCGTGCCGGTGCTTTCGGCCACGATGGTATAAATACCGGGCCGGATGTAGCCGGTTGCACCGTAGTTTGTGCCGGGGCCTTTACGGATATTCAGGTTGGTGATCTTCACCCGCACATGGTAAGGGGTCACGGTGGCCCCTGTGGTGCCGCCTATGGGCTTTTCTGCGGCTGGGGGTGTAACTACTACCCCACCACCATTGGAAGCGCCCTGAAGCCTTCTGTTGACTTCTGCGGCAATCTCCCCGTGTCTGGAATAAAGATATTCCCCCGGACAGGCTTTGTTGGCGAAGTCACGATGAACGGTCATGTTGCATCCGTTCCGATGGTTCACACGGTCATTCTTGTTCGTACTCCATACCAACTTCTTGATCCCGTTCCGCTTGCAAATATCCGTTACCAAATCCAACAGGGCCGCATAAGCCTTGGCGGTGACGGCGTAAGGGTGGGTGGTGTCAGAAGCAACTTCAATGGTGATTGCCCGGTTGTCATTGGTGCCGTTGCTGGAACACCAAGAACGATCCTTTTCATCCACGGAAAGGCCAATGGAACCATCCTTACCAACAACATAGTTGGCGGAACATTGCCGGTTTGTGGTTGCGAAATAATCACACCCCTGTTTTGCTGTCCATTGCCCAACGATACAATGAATCGTGATGGTGTCAATGGCATGGTTCCGGGGGCTGGTTTTGTTTTTCGTGATCCGGGTATAGGTTGCAAGGGGGGAATTACTCATTTTCTGTATCTCCTTTCACCTGAAGAATGGCCCTGAACTTGGTGAAGGCTTCTGCGATATACTTACAAGAAACCATCAGCACAGCGCCCACAATGACCAAATCAGCAAAAATTTCTGTGTATTCTTCCGGGATTGCCCACCCAAGCTGATCCGCATAAATCGGAAGGGTGGTGATTGCTACACAAAGCAAGGTCAGGCCCACAACGAAGGTGGCAACCTTCAGCCCGGAATTGATCATTTTCTGTCGGTCGAAGGGCTGAAGCAAAACCTTAATGTTGTAGTAAAGGGAAAAAGCAACATTGGACAGGTACGCACACAGGAAGATCAGCATGGCCCACCCAATATTGATCAGATTGTTCAAAACAGCGTTCAGCATGGTTTCAAATCTCCTTTGCATCGTTATAGATTTCCGGGCCATACAACTTCCGAAGTTTGATCCGGTTTTCGGCTTTAGCTTTGGAATAGTAAAACCCGGTTGCGGTTGCCAATTCAGCAAATATGGCGGGGATCAAATAGGCCAGCGGTTCAAGGTTTTCAGTTTTCCAAACCATGATAAGGGTGAAGGCCGTAACCCCAACGGTTACGGCCCCCACCACATACAGGATCAACTTGGAAAACTCACGCTTTGGCTTTTTGGTTCGTCTGCTCATTCTTCCGGGGGATCGGTGGACAACTCCAAGAATTTTCTGTGAAGATCGTCCATCACCCCATTCACCCCCAAAGAATGATACTGCTTCCAGCAATTTTCAAAATTATCCCGTGCATAGATTGGGGCATAGCCTTTTTCGGAATACTTATTGAAATCGCTGATCATCTGCGCCCGAAGAAGGGCCTGAATACCGGCCTTCAAAGCCTTGGAATCCTCGGTGTTATGCTTGATTTGGCTCCACAGGTATTTGAATACTGCCAAAATCAAGGCGGGAACACCAATCAAGCACAACACCTGATAAATTGTCATGGCTTTTCCCTCCTGTCAGGCCCCAATCAGGGCGGCAATGTGGCGCAAATCTTCAACGGGGCCGTTGTAGAAGTCGAAGTTCCAAATCCAATGTTCTTCCTGATCCGGGCGCTTGTACTTCTGACAAAGGGCATCTTCCCAAATCTTCCCCCACCGGGCCTGATACCCGGCATCACGCTTTTCCAGCTTGGGAATGATCCGGTTCAACAGTTCGCCCCGATCCTGCCCCATGCCATCATCATTCTGTGTGAAGAAGTCATAGGCGTTTTGGCTGGTGGCCGAACACACCGGAAGATCATTCAGGATCAAAAAACCACCCTGACCATTCAGGGTGGTTCCATACGGAATGTTCACTTGTCCACAAATCGCCTTGAACCTTGCCCGTTTGCGGCAAACATAGGTTTTATACTCCATCCGTGCTTTCCTCCCACCCGTACACACCGGGTTCCCACACATTGGAATCCACCGTGGAAATCCAATGCTTTTCCTTATGGCTCACCTTTGCCCCCTTGGAATAAGCGTCATGCGCTCCCACCGGTTGGCTCCATTCGGGCCATTCTTCAGCGGGATCACTCGTTTTGCTCCACAGGCTGGAAGCCGTGTCCGGTGTCCAATCCGCTTGGGAAGTATGGGCCTGAACGCATTTGTAAAGGGTGCCGTTATACCGGCGAATCTGCCCCACCGTATAGGCCACAGGAAAAGCCCATTCAGCGAACAAATCAGCGTGTTCCGCCGCCGTTTCAGCGTCAATGCTCCCGGCTTCCGCCAAGGTTACAAAGACGATTCCACCGGCTTCCGTGGCCTTGGTGATCTCGCTTCCTGCGTCCGTCTGTTCCAAACTCACCGTTTCCAGTTCGTCCATGGCGGCACGGCCCAACAAATGGTAAGCCACACCCTCAAAAACAATGCCCGAAGCGTCATGCTCCGGGCAAAGGATGTAGCAACCATTTTCGGCTTTTTTGATGTAGTTCAGGTTCTCGGTCAGGCCGATACCGGCCCCGGCTTTGATGATTCTAAACATTGTCCACCTCCGAAAAAGATTGCATGGTAAAGCCGCCGCAACCTTAACAACCGTCCATGATCGTTGAAGTTCCGGTAATAGGCGCTTTGGCACTCCATGTATTGTTCTATGTCAAAGAAGGATCGCTTTCCTTCTTTGAACTCCCTGTGAAACAGCTTCAGTTTTCGCCTTGCCCGTTTCACTCCATCCCGGCTTCCATTCACCTTGATCTTGCCGGTTTCGGTAAGGGTGAACCGTGCTTTACAGAACCGGAATGGCTTTGTAAGCGGGATCACCTTACATTTACGCTTGTTCACTCGGATTCCAGCGGCTTCAAATCGCCTTACAATTTCATGGCCCATCAGCTTTGCTTCATCCACCGTGGGAAAGAAAGCATAGTAATCATCCATGTAATGACCGGCGCAATGAACACGGGCCTGACACTTGATCCATTGGTCAATTTTACTTGGTAACGCCACCATTTCCTGTTGGGAAGGCTCCACGCCCAAAGGCATCCCCCGGCCCGGTGTCGGACATGGGGAATACTGGATTACAGTATCAGCCAAGTTTTGAAGTTCAGGATTCAAAATCAATTCCCGGTGCCGCTGATATAACAGGGCGTGGGAAGCATTTGGAAAGAACCCTTTCAAATCCAACAGCAATACAGCACCTTCCCGGCCATATCGCCGGTAATGCCATCCAAGCTGTTGTTTGATCCGTTTGAACTGCCAATGAAGGCCCTTTCCCTTTTGGCTTGCCCCGTTGTCATAGATCATAGAAGGTGAATACAACGGGATCAGGACTTCATTACACAGGGTTTTGTGGATTTGTCGATCCGTAATGTGCGGGGCATCTATCGGGCGGATTTTTCCCCGTTCCCGAAGGGTGAAATGGGAACAGGATTTGGGCTTCCAAGTCTGTTCCAACACCGTTCGCCGCCGTGTTGCCGTACCGGAAAACAGGTGGCCTTCAAAGTTTTGAACACTTTGCTTCCATCGCACCCCGTTACAGCACTTTTTCCCATAGAAGAACATCTTCCGATAGGAAAATATTTTATTCGTTGGCCCAAGGCTATCACACCGGGCCTGTTTTCGTTCCAACCGCTTTGCTTTGCGGCGCTGGAACCTTGCTTCATGCCGTTCTTGGCTTGTCATAATAAAAGTATTCGCCCCTCGTACAAATATCTTGTAGGGTGCCGTCTAAATTGCTTTGCCCTTACACATGAAATGGGTTAAGGCACAATCACCCACCATGCAAGAAGCGTCCGTGTAAGGGCATCAAAGGGCAGTTTTAGGGATTTACACCCAAGGAAGCGCAACTCCTTTTACATCGGTCGTCTTTCACCTGAAAAGCCGTTTGCCTTCTGTTACTACATTTGACCGTGTATATCTGCAAAATCCGGGCCGCAACCCACCAGAATTATTGGCATTGTTATTGTTGTTGTTGCCATCCGTCCAGACAATAACGAAATTGTTGTTGTTATTGTAATTAGGGGAACGAAGGCCCCACCAAACCGCCAGAGGACACATTAACAGTCACGCACCTAATAGGAAATCATTTCTGTTTTGCTGTTACATTTTTGATTGCTCCTTTCAGAAGTTCGTTTTCTTTGTCGATCAGTTCACCCAAGTTTTGGGCCATCTTGTCCAGCTTCTCCATTGCATCCTGTGACTTCACCGGATTCCCCTTGGAAGTGGTAAAGGCCCCTTCCGGGTTCTGGTTCAGAATCAGGTAAACATGGGTCAAGCGAACATCCAGCGCCATCAGGGAAGCCCGTGCTTCAAGAAGATGGGCCTTCCTCATTTCAATGCGCTGGTTGTCCGAAGGAAAGATACTGTTGGCCTTCTCCGCATGGTCGATGATCTCACCGGCCAGCTTTGCCACCGGCTCCGCAATCAACCGGGAATACCGGGCTGAAAGACGGGTCAGGAAGTTCAGGGTTTCAACATAAATCTGATTGGCCGTGTTGATGAACTCGGCCTTGCTTGTGGTTCTCTTTTGCTTCAGGACAGACATTTTCAGTTATACCCCTTTGGGTGAATTATCGACATTGATAGTTCCTTCCGCCTTTTCCACTTCTTCCAAGTGTTTCAGAAGAACAAATTCAATGTAATTGGTAATGGATCGGTGTTCACGGGTTGCAAGCGCCCCGATCTTGTCAAAGACTTCATCAGATAGGCGCAAGGTGAAAACACGCTTGTTTGTTGCCATACAATACCCCCTTCAAACAGGCTTATGGATATTGTATGGCTGATTTTGTCCGGTGTATGCACTCAAAAGGCAGTCAAATGATAGCACTTTGCCGGAAAACCCACATTTTCAAAAAATCGTCGGGCGGCTTACGCCGCCATTATTATTTTTATTTGTGGTTCCCTCCCGGAACCGCCGCCTTTCGGCGGCGGGATGGGGGCGGGATCATCCTGCGGGGGATTAGGCGGCAAAGCCGGGCCGCAACCCACCAGAATCATTGGCATTGCCATTGTA